AAAGGTGATTCATTTACAAAAGCACACAAGAAAGCACTTAAAAAAGTTGGGAAATAGTGGCTAAACAAAGTTTTAAGTATTTTACACCTCGTGATAAACCTAAGAAACGTGGGCCTGGTCAACACAAAAAATCATTAAATAAAAACGAAAAACGTCAAAAAAATACCAGAAGATACAAAGGCCAGGGTTGACAATTATCCATTGATATCCTAGTATTTAGGTATGAAAGATTATAGAATAAAAATTACTATCAGGAATGATAGGTTGTTAAACGCTATAGAGAACAAAAATATTCCAAGTGTAAGACAATTTTGTAAATTATATCAATTAGACTATAACCGTGTGGTTCAAATAGTTAGTGGTAAAGTTAAGCCTTTAAATGATTTAGGTAGACCTATTCGTTTGGTTGAACAAATTATAGATATTTTAGATATATCATTGGAGGATGCTTTTACCGAGAGACAGTTGAAAGGTTTTTCTAAAACTAATTATGAAATTAGTGTAGCTGAAAAAGAACTAAAACAATTAGTTAATCCAGTTAAAAATCAAGAACAAAAAGTAATTGAAAAAGATGTTAGGTTGAAAATACTTGAGGCTTTCTCTAAAAGATTGGGCCCACGTGAAGAGAAATTAATCAGATTAAGATATGGTTTTGGTGGTGAAAAAGAACATACTCAACATGAAATAGCTCAAATATTTAAAATCTCACATGCTAGAGTAGGGCAAATTTTAGCTAAAGCAGAACGAAAATTAAAACACCCTTCAGTATCTAATGATATAATCAACACAGGGTTTAATGAAATTTACACAAGTGTAAATCTAGATAGAAAACTAATCAAACAAGCAGAAAGGATAGCAGATGAGTAAAGGAGAAATGATGCATATAATATACGACCCACAATTCGATGAGTACGGAGTTTTAATGAATGAAAACTTTAAAAAAGTTTTAAAGAAAACTCATGAAGACTTTGCTAAAGTAGCACCAACTCTTGGAGATGAATTTATATTTTCAACAGGAGGGAAAAAAATAGCTCCTTTGGATATGAATGATTTTCCAAAAGAAATGCTAAATAGTGATATACCCGTTGTTAAGTTTTATGATGAAAACAAAAAGGAAACTGATACTGCCATGTATACATCACAAATTGCTAGAGAACGATATCAAAAGATTAAAGAGATTAATAATCTAAAAGAGTTCTTCAAGTTTAGAAAGCAAAAAGTTAATAATTAATGAAGGATAAAACAATTACCATTAAAACAACATGCACGAACCAAGGACAATGGGCTAACCTATTGCTTGAACTTAATATCATGAAGAAGGCCTGGAAGTCTTTTGGTGTTCATATGGACATCAAAGCACCAGGACTTAAAAATGTTATACTATGGGGAACTAGAAACAATGAGTACATCAAAGGAACTAGACACATTAGCAAACCTTTATCACGAAACAAAAGATAAAGTTTATAAAGATTTGTGGTATAAAAAACTAAAGGAGTTTTCAAATGGATCTAATAATAATGAACGACGGACTGTATCAACTAATTCCAGTGACAGAAAAAATACTGGAAGGGATAGTATTGGTTGATCAGTTAGATTGTTTTGAGTTATGTGATATTTTAAGACTTAAACTTACAGGTTACGCAAACACCCTAAACTTACATATCATGAATGATGGTAGTGGTAATTTTATGGGATGTATGTGTCGTTAAATAATTTTATCTTCTTCACAAGAAAATTTAGTATAAGCCTTCATGCTATTAGTCCATTCAGGATCAAATCCTGCCATCAATGTGTGTGAATAATTATAGCCATAAACTATACAACTACTATAGTCATCAAATAATACTGTTGGTGTAGGTATAATCTTACACTGATGAGATGCAAGTTCACTACATAAAACCATTAATAAAACAAATTTTGTCATTGACAATCCTATAAACTAATCTATATTAAATAAAAATAATGAAAGGTATTATACATGACTGATATGAGTAAATATAGAAATGTTTCACTATCTAAAGAAACATACAAAGTCTTGGAGAAACTATCTAAACTGATACTCCCAGATGCAAAGTTAAGTGTGGCAAAAACAATCGAAGCAATAGCAAATGAGAAAGCAAAAAAGTATAATGGACAATTCAAAAAAGATTAAGAAAGTATATGTTTGTCCTACTTGTAGGGGGAATGGATTTATAAAAGTATCTAATATTTTTGATAATGAACACGAAATTCATCAGTGTTTTGACTGTGAATCACAGGGAGAGTTATATGATTATGAGGATAATGGGGATTTTGGTATTGATCATCCTGCTCAATCAGTGCACTAGAGATTTGAGTCCCAATCCATATACAACTGTATTTAGATTGGTGGTACAAAATGGTAAGTGAGCTAGATAAGGCCTATATTGCAGGACTTTTTGATGGTGAAGGATCAATACATTTTAAAAGAGGTTTAGAGAAGAAAAAGAAACACAGGGGTAAACCTGGATATCGAACCACGAATTCTATGCGTATTAATATGGAGATAGCTATGACCGATCGCAGTGTTTTGATATGGCTTCATGAAGTATTAAAAGTTGGAACATTAACTCCTAAACCTATAAAAGGAAAAAGAGTTGATGGTACACCGTATCTTAAACAATGGAGATGGCGTTGTGTATTTCGGGATGCTTTTTATGTGTGTTGTTTGCTTTGGCCCTTTGCTCATACTAAACTACATAAGATACAACAAGTAATCGAACACTATACTGATGAGAAAATTAATTATAAAAACGTAATAGATATGGCTGAATTTAAAAGGAGGAAGAAAAATGTTTGATAAATATATATACCAAGGACTACATTTCTTAATGGAATGGACAGGTCAAATTAATTCTTGGGCTTGGCGTAAGCACGCTCGAATATTAAGGGATAAACAAAGCAAGGACATGGAAGCACTGATCAGGAACCAAGAGAACAGTGCGTATCTTGAGGAATTAAAAAAGAAGTTATGATGAACGATAAAGATTGTGAAGAGTATAACAACATTGGACGTAAGATCCCTCTTAAAGAAAGGTTCCAATACGTTAGTGGTAAACAAATAACAGATGGTGATACTGGAAAAAGAGTTTATGAGATAAGTAATTATAGACTTCCGTCTGTGACTACTATATTAGGAGCCACCAAAAACACAGATTTTTTAAAGAAATGGAAGGCTAAAGTTGGAGAATCAGAGGCGGAACGAATCAAAATTCATAGTAGTTCTAGGGGGACAGCTATGCACAAATTCCTCGAATCTTATGTGGAAGGAGTTGGGTACGATGATCTTACAGGGATCGGACAGGAGGCGCGTCCCATGGCCAAAAAAATTATTGAGAAGGGTTTATCGAATGTTACAGAATATTACGGCTCGGAAGTCACATTGTTTTATCCTGGGTTGTACGCTGGGAGCACTGATCTCGTTTGTAACCACAATGGTATGGAGACTATTGTAGACTTTAAACAATCTAATAGACCCAAGAAAGAAGAATGGATTGAAGACTATTACTTGCAAATTGCAGCATATGCCATGGCCCATGACTATGTATACAAGAGTAATATCCGTCAAGGATTGATAATGGTATGTACTCCTGACTTATTTTATCAGGAATTTCGGATCACGGATCATGAATTAAGGGCCTGGAAACATAAGTTTTTGAAGAGATTGGACATGTATCATGACCTAATGTTTGATGAGAAAGAGAAGGCAAAAGTTAATATAACAGAGGAGGATTTTACAAAATGATAGATGATATAATATTATTGTATGGTAAAACAAAATTACCTGCTGATGATTGCAAGGTAATATTTAAAGATAAATTTAAAAAAGAGCATGAAGTTGAGATATCCAGACTTATACAAGTGTTTAATAATAATATCTGGGAAAACAAAAAGAGTGTAAAATGAACTGTTGGCACTGTGGAACTGAATTGATATGGGGTGGAGATCACGACATTGAAGAAGAAAATGATACTTATAGTATGGTTACAAATTTATCGTGTCCAGAGTGTCATAGTCTTGTTGAGGTATATTATCCAAGTGAACAAACATTAAAAGAATATAAAGATTATGAGGAGAAAGAAAATGAATGATATGTTGTTTAGAACGCTTCTAAAGAGATATGAAGCAACCATAGAAGACTCATTATATAAGATACAATCTTTTAATGAAAACAATATAATTATACCAGAACACATAGATATTACTGGTGAAGTTGACAAACTATTACAAATTATTGCAGAAGCTGAAGACAAAGTGGCAGTAATGAGGAAATATTATGTCAAAAAAGAGGCAGATAAAGCAGTATTGTAATATTACATAAGAGATGTCACAGATAAATGAGACACGTTAAAAAAAAACATAAAAAAAAAGTGTCAAAGTGTCAGAATAAGCTATTAGTGTTGGTATACAACAATAATACGTGACAAAATTAGTGACAGAAACTGTTTTAGTGACATAAATTTATGTCATTTAGACCTCTTTTTACATAAAGGTTAGTCCAAACTGAGTACAGGAGTGCCAGCCAGGACAAAAAAATGGAAAAATTGTTAAGTGATTTATCTGGTATATCTCTTATAGGGGTGATATATCAGAAATATGCCTAGGAAAAGACGTAAAGCTATCAACACTGAAACAACTCCTGATATACCTTTTCAAAAAGTTAGAGTGGAGTGGGTCGACTGCGTGAGTGACTCGGCTTGGGCTAATGAAAAAGAGTTTGATAAGATGAAACTTGCCTATCCTGTTAATGAAGGTTGGCTTTATTCTAAAGATGATAAGTCAGTAAAAGTATTTGCTTCTTATGATAAAGATGAAGATGGTATTAATTTTGGGGATCGGACGATGATTCCTCGTCAGTGGGTGAAGAAGATTCAGAAGATATAACTTCTCCTTCTATTTGTTTTGCATTTAAAATAGGTGCATAGTCTTCTAATATTTGTTTCATTTTGTTTTCTAGTTCTTGTTCGGATAAATCTTCCAACTTACCCGTCTTAATAATTTTTCTATCTATATATAATCCTGCCGCCTTACCTCTAGCTATTTCCATATTACCTGCTGTTGAAAAAGATCCTTTTTTAAGTGCCTTCTCTTTAATACGATCGAGTTCTGCTAGGTGTCCATCGAATGTCACCATAAATTTTTGTATTTTTTCTTCTCTTAATTTGCCTATATAGTCTACAACTAGTGGATGATATTTTGGATTGGTTAATTCATACCCTTCTTGACTTAGCCTATTCTCACTAAAGCCCGCTAATTTTGCCGCTTCAGTTTTTGTCACTGGTTTACCGTCTTTGTCGCCAAATACTAGTATTTCAGCAAACTTACGCTGTAGTTCTGTTAATCTTTTTGGAACACCCATGTTTGACAATCTAAAGTAATTATCCTATAAAGTCAATAATGAAAGAGAAACGTACCTATACACACTTAAAAGAACATGGGGAAGATATATCTCATGAAAATGAAGTTAAATTAGAGCCGAGAGAAGATCGGGGCCAATTAGATTTGACTAGACAGATTGATGAACTTAAAGAAACTATTAAGGGCTATGATTTCCTTCTTAGTGTTTTAAAAAAAGAAATATTTGAGTATAAAAAAATATCATCAGAAAATGAATCCAATAAAAATCTCTTGCAAGGATACAGAAAAGTGATAGAGGACTTATCAGCTAAGTTAAGACAAAAAGATTCATGAGAGTACAGGACTTGCAGTTGTTTCTAGGCAACTTTACAAAAGGTAGTGACGCAGTTAAGAATGCCGTTATCTATGTAGAGATCAAAGGAAAGCTACACGCTATCAGAAGAATGGAAGTACA